AGACGCGAAAGCTAAAGGTTGGAATATACCAAATAACCATCTTGTGAGCAGATGTAAAATTTCTCGCTTCAATTAATGTAAAGTAGCGTACCTCAAGAGGCAGAGGCCCTAATAACATAGGCAGTTGCAGGTTCGAGTCCTGTCGCGCATTCCCTCTTAATTGTGACAACAATTCCTTTACAGCCCTTATATTGAAGGTGATTGAAAGCGTGCCTGACGGTTCAGGGAGACGATGTGTACTTAGTTACCTTCAAGATAGGGGTTGTAAAGAAACAATATCAACCCTTACCTAAGAAAGAGAGTCAAAATGAAGTTATCTCCAAAGTGGGTAAGAGCACTTACGGTTTTATGTATTTTCGTTGGCTTATACGGATCTTTTGTCCTTGTAAGTTGCGAGAAGGCATACAGTTCTGATCCGGAAGTTAATCCTATTAACAGCGAAAAACAGGACATTGAATCTTTGCCAATTATTGACTTAGATAGTATCGATTTTTGGTATCCGACAGATGAAATTGTCTACCTAGTAGATATGTCAGATACTTATTTTGAATTTCGGTATATCCCTGAGCCAATAGGCGAGGATCAAGGAAAGGAAAAGTTGCTCTTATAACCGAAAACTTTTTAGCAACAATCTAGAGGATAGTATCTATGAGCAATAACCCAGCTGTTTTAGCACAAGGTATTACTGAAAAATCCATCCTCGACTACATCAATATGGTTGAGCCATTTCTTGCAGACATCAAAAAAGCTTACGAAGAAAAAGACTTACAAACCAAAAAGTTAAAGACTGCGGAAGCGATGATCAAGTACAACTTTGCTTAACTATTTCTAATTCTTAAGACTCTTACAAACCAAAAAGAGTCTTAAATTTTTTAAAGGATCTTTTATGATCAAGAGTAAATTACCGCCTAGACGTACTTTGCCAAGAGCAAAAGGGTCTAGATCTCGGAAAGGTAATGAGGAAGAAGACATAAACGTCTGATTTCCTCTACCTACTAAATTTCTCACTTCATTAGCTTAATTTTTAGAAGGAGGTAAAATGCTAGGTGGAGATTCGTATCCTTTCACTTACTTTAAAGAAGCTATTCGCTATATGTACTGGACTTTTCCTTTGGCATATAAAGAAGCGGAGCTTAATCAAGTAAGGAAGAGATACAAAAAACAATGTCCAAATGTAAGGCTGGACATTGATGGTAAGTTGTATACAGTCCATTAATTTTTTAAAGGAGTAACTATTTATGAGTGGCAAAGAAGAGGGAGGAATCCCTAAGCTTTGGCATTTTTACAAAAAGTCCTGGTGGTGCCAAGTGTTTTCTGCTTGGAAAGTCTGGACTTTCACTCCAAGAGAAGCAGCAATCGATATCTTCAGCACAATTAGAACCTGGGTTGTAAGTTTGATTATTCTTGGAGCACAATCAATAAAGGTATTTCTCGCGAAACTTTTTACAGTTGTTATAGCTGGATACGAGTTCTTTTTCGTATAAGGCTGTCGTAACTCAGGGACAGAGTATATTCTTCAACGCGTAGTCTTTAATTACTAGTACACCCAGTATTGTGTCGGATATGTGGAAGTATCCTAGGGTGTGTTTCAGATAGGCCTTTAAAGCTCCTAGGAAGCCCGTCAGTCGATTTTATTTAATTCTATAAGTAGGTACTACTTATCTTGTAAAATCGATTGTAGGGCTTTACAGAGGCTCCTAGAGGGTCTATCTGCAACACACCCTACAATAATATTGGGGAGGATGCGCAAATGCATACTCAGTACGGTATTGAATACGCTTTTAACAACATAACTAAGTTGGTCGACAAGTACCACAAGTATGGCTACTTATTCGCTCTCGATTGGGAGGTAATGCAATATTACAACCCACGATATGATGAAAAAATCGAGGTCGTCGTGCCGCAATTTGTAGTTGAATTTGTCCACTAACAGAAGGAAATCATACTATGAGTACTTTTGATTATATCAGTTACACACTAGTGGACAGAGTAAACTCTGCTAAAGTTAAGTTGTCTAAATGGTTAGGGTGGCTTACAGATTTGCTAGTGAACTTAGGTTTAATATTAGTGTGATCTGTAAAGAAACTTTTATCGAAATTTGTTGTCAAACAATACGTTTATAATCATGCCTGTGATACAGGTAAACACTTACATGTGTTAATGTATACCTCTAACAAAGGTTAACATACAGATAGAATGATCTATTTAGCTGTAAATCTCTTTCTATAGAAGAGTTAGCTGTTTGATAATGACGATATAGCCGCTATAACTATAATAACTAAGCAGAGGCCTTGTTTCTACATTGAACATTGACAAGAAGTATTTTGAAAAAGGTAAGGTACTAGAGCAAACAGCTTGTCCATCTTGTGAGAGCAGCGATGCTTTTACAATCTTCCAAAAGAGCAATGGGAGTAAAGATGCTTATTGTTTCTCTTGTGAATATTACGAAATCCCTTTAAAAAACGGTCTGGAGAATGATCTCCTAAATACAAGTTTCGTTAAAAATATAGCAAGAGAAACACCTTCGACCTACTCTACATCACATTCTGTAAGCACTAGGTTAGAAGATATTGAAGAATGTCTAGCTCATCCTATACGGGAAATACAGGAGAGGAAGTTAAGTTATTCCACCTGCGAAAAATATGGTGTTCGGGTTGGAGTAGATACTCGTGATGGTTCTACTCCTATCTACCATCTTTATCCTTACTATGACGAAGAAGGTAATGTCTCTTGGTTTAAACAAAGAATAGTAGAAACCAAGTCTTTCTTTGTTGTTGGTAAAGGAAAGTCATACCAACTGTTTGGTTCCAATGTAATTAATCATAAAGGAAACAAACTCTTCATAACAGAAGGTGAGTTAGATTGCCTCTCTGTCTACCAAGCACTAAAAGAGAATTCCAATATAGATTGGGAACCTCAAGTAGTGTCCCTCCCTCATGGCAGCACTTCTGCTGTCAAATCAATCTCAGAAAATTTAGAATTAATTAACGGTTACGAACAAGTTATTCTTGTGTTTGATCAAGATGCTCCTGGCCAAGAAGCGGCTAAGAATGTCTGTAAGATATTAGCTGGTAAAGTTTACGTAGCCAAGCTATCAGAAAAAGACCCTAATGCTATGCTCATGAAAGGTAAGTCAGAAGACCTTAAGTGGGCTGTGTTGAAGAATGCTCGTAAGTATCAACCTGACGGTATAGTGAATGCTAAAGATTGTTGGGATAGATACAAGCACGTACAAAACACACCTTTCTACCCTTACCCTACCTTCACACCTTTACTTAATAGTAAACTGTATGGAGCTAAACCCGGGACCATAATAACTATAACTTCTGGTACCGGGATGGGTAAGACTCAATTCTTAAGAGAACTTAAATATCATTATTGGAAAACAACGGAACTAAAAATGGCAGACATTGCCTTAGAGGAAGATGTTGGTGATTCAATAGGTGGTTTAATATCTCTTCATGTCAACAAGAGGATAACTCTTCCAGATGTTAACATCCCAGAAGAAGAAGAACAAAAAGCTTTCAGAGAATTGTTTGATGGTGATAGGTTTACCTTTTACGATTATTTCGGAGGTATGGATGATGACACTCTCTTTGGTAAGCTTCGTTATTTTACCTCCACTAACCATAATATTATATTTCTTGATCATCTTAGCATCATTGTTGCTGAGTATGCTGCCCAAGGTGGTGAGAGGGAAAGAATAGATACCATAATGACTAAGCTGTCTAAGCTGGTTAAAGAGACAGGAGCGATTATCTTTCTCGTTGTTCACTTAAGAAAGTTAGATAGCTCAGGTAAATCTTTTGAATTAGGTGCTGTACCTTCTCTAGATGATCTCAGAGGCTCTAGCACGCTCAAGACAGCATCTTGGGACATCATAGGTATGTCGCGTAACCAACAACACCCAGACCCTAGGTGTGCCAATACAGCTGAGCTACACGTACTTAAATCTAGGTCGACTGGTAGAACTGGTTCTGCTGGTTATATAAACTTTAACGATACTACCGGTAGATACACACAAGTAGAAAGACCCGATGGGTACTACTTATAATTTATCACCGTAGTTGTAGATAAATAGGTAAATTTATGTCAAGAGAATCTAGTGGATACATAAGATTGCAAGGATGTTTAAGATGCGAAGAGTGTGGATATATGCTGACTAGACAAGATGTAGAAACAGGAACATGTCCTGCATGTGGATTTGAATTTAATGGAGAAGAGGTGGATGAAGAAGGAATTGTGTTCGATGACAATGACGGTATATAAATATGAAATCTATCTATTTGTTTGATAATCCGTATGACGAAGGTAGGGAAGCTTGTTTAAGTGAGTTTGAATCTGAACCAGATTGCCCTTACCCTGTCAATAGTAAAGAATACTCTGACTTTGCAAATGGTTTCTGGGAAGAGGAAGATAAAAGAGAAAAAGCTTACCATGCTTCTCATTTAAATAGAGGTATATATTAAAATGTCTATTACTTATTTTTATTGTCAAGATTGTGGGACTAGAAATAAAATACTAAACTTCTACTGTACTTGCTGTAGAAACATACTTTTTGGTCAGAAACATAGAGAAGAATCTATTAGATATTAATATTGGTACTGTTATAGAAGTTAAGTACACATCATTAACCCCAGATGGTAAAATGAGAGAGCCTAGACTTCTTAGAATAAGAGAAGATAAATAAATGAGTACAGATACGTATAAATGGAGGTGTTATAGTGGAAAGGATTCTGATGAGCTCTTTAGTAGGTGGCTAGATGCGCCTGGTGTTTGATATAGAAGCTAACGGTCTTTACGACACAGCAGACATTATATGGTGTATATGCACAAAAGATTTAGACAAGAATATTGAAATAGAGTGGACTATAGAAGACGACTCTTTAAATAAGATATCTTTTTTATTACACATATCTATGGCTACAGAATTAATTGGACACAACATAATAAATTATGATTTGCCTTTACTAAAGAAATTATGGAATTGGGAACCTAATGAAAATACTAAGATTACTGACACTTTGGTTATGTCGCGTCTTGCGAATCCCGACCGTCCCAAACCACCCGGTTATACCGGTAAAGCTGGACCTCACGGACTTGAAGCTTGGGGATATCGAGTCGGCAAGGGTAAGCTTCATCACGAAGAATGGAATGTATTCAGTCCCGATATGCTACGACGTTGCAGAACAGACGTGGAGATCAATCAGCTCGTCTATTATACAGTTTCCGATGAACTAAAGGAATTTTCAGATGTATCAATACAAATTGAACACGACTTCGCAAAGATTATCACAGATCAAGAGCATAGAGGAATTAGGTTCGACAGAGAGAAGGGACTTAGGTACGTTCAAGATCTATCTGAAAGAATTGAAAAAATCGATGAAGAGATTATCCCTCTCCTATCGAAAGAACTTGTCGTTATCGGACCACCAGTAACTAAACCATTCTTAGTAACTGGGGAGTATCGTAAACAAACTAGAGATTATATTGAAGATGCTTACAATAGAGACCTTTCAAGAGTCATTGTGGGACCTTACACAAGAGTTAGATTTGATAACTTCGATCTTAGATCGGGAGAAAAAGTTAAAAAGTACTTACTTGGAGCCGGATGGATACCAGACGACTACAATTACTCTAAAAGTACCGGAGAACGATTATCTCCTAAATTGTCTGGTGAGTTTAGAGGAATCGATGGAGAGATTCCTAGAAGAGTTAAAGAGCGTATTACCTGGAGGCATAGAAGGTCTCAGATAGAAGGGTGGATAAACAATACTAAAGAAGAATCTAAAGGTTGCTGGACACTGCCTTCTGGAGGAATACCGTGTGGGACTCCTACAGGAAGAGTAAGACACAATACAGTTGTCAACATACCTAAAGCTAATTCAGATAAGAAGACTGGCGAGCTTATATGGGATGTTGATAAACAAAAAGATGTCTATGGGACTCAGATGAGAAGTCTCTTCATTCCTAGAGATGGATTTGTGTTAGTAGGACATGATGCTTCTGGATTAGAACTGAGAATGTTAGCTCATTATCTAAACGATGAAGAGTTTACTAAGGAGTTGTTAAGTGGTGACATTCACACTTACAACCAAATAAAAGCAGGACTATCTACAAGAGATCAAGCTAAAACTTTCATATACGCTCTTATATATGGGGCTGGAGATGAGAAGATAGGTAGTATTGTTGGAGGAAGTTCTGAAGAAGGTAAGGACATTAAGTCAGCTTATTTTAGCGCTATACCTAAGTTACAGAAGTTTATAGATTCTGTTAAGAGAGCTTCTAGTAAAGGATATCTCAAAGGGTTAGATGGAAGAAAACTTATAATGAGAAAGGATGATTACGGAAGAATAAGAAGATCTGCTGCTCCCAATACTCTTTTACAAGCTGCTGGCGCTATAGTGATGAAGAAAAGTTGTGTAATATTGTGGGATAATGTACGTAAACAAGAAATAGAAGCTTATAAAGTATTAGACATGCATGATGAAGGGCAATCAGAAGTAGTAAATTCCCCAAAACACCTGGAACCTTACTGTAAATTAGCAGTCCAAAGTATTATAGATGCAGGTAAACACTTCAACCTTAACATTCCATTAGATGCGGAATATAAGATTGGGAATAATATGGCAGAGACTCATTAAGATGAATTATAAAAAGAAGCCATCTAGATTAAACAGAGCTAAATCTTTAGTAATGACTCCATTGTATAAACTAAGGGTAGTTAGGGACAAAACTAAATATAATCGTAAGAAAATAAACAAATTAGAGGAAATTCAGTAATGCTGGATTTCATAGTCGTAGGGTTACCGAGATCTGGGACAGCTTGGATGGCTAATCTACTTAACGTAGATAACATTTCCTACTGTGTACACGACCCTCTTATTGACTATAGATTAGATCAATTGGATGAGAAAATAGTATCTAAAGATGAAACTACTAAAGTCGGGGTAAGTTGCACAGGGTTGTGGTATTACTCAGACTGGTTAAATAAACATAAAGCCAAGAAGTTAGTGATTCATAGAAATTTACGAGATATAAATGAAAGTTTAAAAGAAATTGGTCTACCTACATTAAACTTTAATGACTCATCTTACCTTAGGAAGGTAAAAGGTTTGTATGTAGAATACGAAGATCTGTTTGACATCAGAAGCATAAAGTATATATGGTCGTACCTAACAGATATGGATAATTTCAACGAAGATAGATTCAATATCCTTAAAAACTTAAACGTACAGAGAAAGATTGAACCGGAAGATTTTTTAAAAGCATCAAACAATATATTAGAGGCAAGTTAAAATGAGTATTAAAAAATACCAAGTTCTTAGCAAATATAGTATCCATATCGATGAGGACACTGAAGACGACGATGAAGTGCCGTCCAGTAAGTGGATAGAAGCTAGGACTGGGGACACTTATGAAGATATTTTAAACAAAGCTAAAAAGATTCTAGCACACAGTAAACGAGAAGATATCTACATAGTAGAAGTCTTAGCTAAAGTAGAAAAAAAAGTACCTGAAGACATGTACAAAATTGAAATACATAATATATAATATTAAACAAGAGAAAATAAAGAAATGAAACCACGTAAAGCAACAGGAAAACCACGAGAACAAGCTCCAGAAGGAAACCACACTGCTAGATTGCTAGGTATTGTAGACTTAGGTCATCAACCAGGATTTATCTATGAAGGTAAGAAAATAGATTCTAGTTGGAAATATGAATTTACTTATGAGTTAGTCAATACACAAATGGAAGATGGACGCCCTTTCGTAGTAAGTGAAGAAGTTCGTAATAACGATTGGGAAGATATTAAGACAGCTAAACGTTCTACACTAGTAACTAGAGCTAGAGCTCTAATGGGAGCAGATTACAAAGATGGTATGGACGACCTAAGTAAACTCTTAGAAAAAGAATGTGCTGTAACTATAGAACATAAAAATGGTTATGCTAATGTTAAAGGTCAAAGTGCTGTAGGGTCCTTAAATGTAGAACTTAAAAACATAGGGGTTAAAGAATTACATAACGACCCTTATACTTTTAGTATGGATGAGCCTGATATGGATTTGTGGGAGAAGTTTCCAGAATTCAAACAGAACAAGATAAAGAATGCCCTTAACTTTAACGAGACTGCTTTAGCTAAAGCTTTAGCTGAACAAAATGAGTTTTAATAGAAATAAATACTTTTGGATAGGTTTCTCTGTAAGTTTAATAATTATATTCTCAGCTTACACTTGGGCTCCTTGGTTATGAGAAATAAAAAAGCTAGGTATATAAGAAAAACTATAAACAACATCATACCTGTAACTAATGTTGTAGGTATGAATGTTTATAGGAGAACTAAGAGAAGTTTGTCTAGGAAAGAGGTTCCAGAGAGTATTGACTTTATTATTGACAGATATGAATCCTTATTTAACAGAATGCATATGGCTAAACTGATAAAACACAAAAGACTGAACTCATTATGAAAACTATTATAGTAGAAGACATATAAGATGCCAAGAGCTAGAAATCCTGAATATTATAAAGAGTTTAAAATAACTGCTAAAGGTCATGGAAGGACTATGGCAGAGGCCAACTTCAGATTGGATCAAGATATGAGATACTTAATGAAGTGGATCAGAGGTGAGTTGATTAAAAAGGAGAACTGGGGAGATAACAACGAGTCTAAAGGTGTTGATCTGTTTAGATATTGTGATATGACTTTTAGACAAAGATTTTACTCTAGGAAGAAGAAGTTGGTTTAATCATGAAAGCTTTAATTGATGCAGACATTTTCCAATACGAGTTCGGGTCTTGTACAGATTCCGAATATAAACCTTTAGCTTGGCCTTTAGTACAAGCTCGTGTACAAGGAAGAATTAACACTATCCTAGAAGCTACTGGAGCCACTTCCTATCAATTATATCTTACTAGCGATGATAAGTCTAACTTCAGATATAAGATAGCTACTATAAGGCCCTATAAAGGTCATAGGCCAACGGAAAAGCCTTACTGGTACAATGGTATACGTAATTTTCTCGTCGACCACAGAGGCGCACAGGAGGTCTAATGGGGCATGAAGCAGATGATGAGATTTCTATAGATGCTAGATCTGCTTGGAGAGACGGTATCGACGTTGTAATATGCTCTAGGGATAAAGACTTAGATATGATACCAGGACAGCACTATAGTTGGGGTACATCTGCACAAAAAGAGAAGCCTATGTGGTTTCAAGACGAGATAGGTGGTATTAGATGTTTTTACAAACAACTGCTCACCGGAGATTCAGTAGACAATATACCAGGGTTGTATGGGGTAGGGAAATCGTCTGCTTTGTTAGAACATATAGATGAATTTGATAACGAATTAAGTATGTATGAGTATTGCTTTGAACAATATGAAAAAAGATTTGGTAGTTACGCACATCAGTTTATGTTAGAGAATGGTAGATTATTGTGGTTGCTCACCTATCCAGGGGAGTTGTGGAATGGGCCAGAATGAAGTATAGAAGTGGTATAGAAAAGGATGTAGCTAAGCAATTAGGTCTTAAAAAGATCAAATTTACTTACGAAAAAGTTAAAATACCTTACACTAAGATAACTCATCACAACTATGTACCAGATTTCATAATAAAGACTAAGTCTGGTAAAGAGATAATAATAGAAGTTAAAGGTATTTGGGTATTTGTAGACAGATACAAACATCTACTCATTAGAAAACAACATCCAGAGTTAGATATCAGGTTTGTATTTACTAACTCAAAGAATAAAATAAGGAAAGGAAGTAAGTGTACCTATGCAGATATTTGCAATGGTAAAGGAAAGGGGCAGTTTAAGGATGTTACTTGGAAATACTCAGATAAGAAGATAGCTAAAGATTGGTTATTAGAATAATAGGAGATGTTTTATATGTTAACGGCTACAGAGCTGTCCTTTGTAAAAGAATTAATAGAGCAACTAGCAGAACTTGCTGATCCATCAGAATACACACAAAACGAAGTATCACTGGCATTAGAACTTCTAAATAGGATTGAACCTTTAGAAACTAATGCTGTCTTAGATTTATTAGACTCAATTGAGGAATTAGAAGAAAGATGAAAACAATGACTAAAGAACAAGTAGAAACATATGAAAAAATTCTTGAAGAACAAGGCTTAGCGGCTGCAACAGAGTATTCAGCAAGTATAGATTTAGGCACTGTACCTTCACAAGAAGCTGATACTACATCAGAGACTCAGAATGTGTCTCCAGAGACTATAGAAGCTCCTGCTGAATAACTATAATAATTAAATAGCAGGCAAAAAGAAAGGGCGGCTCCGCAATGGATGACCGCCCTTTTTCTTGTTGTGTCTTTTATTGTCTTAAATCACTTTAGACCACTGTTCTGCCATAGCCTTAGCTATCCCGGGAAATGTCTTTGATCTAACTTTAGATCTTACCTTTCTATTAAGGTTAAATGTTTCCTTGTGGAAGTCTTTAATATTTTCCGGTTTAACTGTGCTAGTTGGGATCAGTTTAGGAAGTCCTTTCAGCCACAGACATGTCGACTTACTGACTGGATCCCCAAAATAATAAGGGTGTATTATTTGATCTGGTTTTCTATACACAGTAGACATTATTCCTATAGGATTCTCTATACTAACTCTTTCACACTTTAATTCAGTAAACTTCATGAAGAAGCCTATACCTTCTTTCTGTCTTCCATCTTTTATTTTCTCTTTAAACCATCTAGCCCCACTAGAACATAAATGGGTACAAGGTGGAAAAGCTATTATAGCATCCCATTCTAGATCAATAACCTCTAACACATCCTTTTGTATGTGCCATTCAGGATGTCCTCCAGAGAACTCTATTAGATCGCAAGAGTAAGCTTCTACGCCTAACAGTCTAAACTGCTTAGTAACTTCTTGAGATTCCTCACAAGCTACCAGTACCCTAGTCATTTACTAAGCCAGTCCTTTATAACTAACCCTAAGCCTGTTATAGTAGCTATTGCCACCGTAGTTATTCCAGCCGTTAAAAAGTTAGTGAGAACTCTCTCTTTTATTTGATTCTTCAGTCTCTTCTCTTTTATCAACTCTCTAAGAAACTCATGCTCTTCAGCATGTCTTTCTCTGTTAATCATTAAGTTTTCTAATAAAAAGTTATGTTTTTCTATAGTGGATATAGCAGAATCTAGTCTCTTCTCTAACTCTATTAGCCTGTCTTCCATTATCATTAGCCTTACATCTCTTCTTCAGACTTAGGAATAGGAGCATAGTTGGAAGCTCTTAGTTTTAAAGGCAATCCTACTTTATCAAAGGTTTCTTTGAACACTCTAATGTTATATTCTCTCAATTGTTCTCTATCTTTCAATCCGAACAATGGTCCGCCAGTGCGTCTTATAGCAGACAATCTCGCTCTATATTTATTATTAAGATCTTCTGCTTGCTCTTCAGCTTTCTTATTAAAGAGAACCATATCTTTCTTAGTATTAGGAACAAAGTAGATTTCTCCAAAATCAGAAACAACTGGAGTAACCGTTTCTCTTACTTGCCAAAAACCTATTTTCTTTTCTAGTTGCACCATCAAAGCTGGCTCTATTTTATTTTCTGTGTAAGATTTAATCATACTTAGAGTTTGTTCTTTAAATTGATCAACCTTATCAGGAGCGTATGTTTGATACATACTAATAGCATCTAGATTGTTAAGCATATTAATCATAGAATCGAAATTCTCTGGTACATAACTTTCAGGGTTATCTGTATACTCTTTAACTTGAGTATTGACAAAATCCATCCAAGATTTTATTTGTTCAGGTTGAGGATCGGACAAATTTGACTGTTGCTTGTAAGCATTCTCCATATTTTTAGCTACTTGTCTTTGAACATTAGTGATATTAGATATTCCCCAAGAAGATAATTTATCTTTAGAGAACATATCTTTATCGCCTCCTCTAGTATTCATAAATATCTTTTTGAAATCTTGCCCTAATCTGTCATCAACAAACAATGTAGCAACGCTATCTGGAAGTTTGGCTACAATTTTCATACCCATCCATTGAGCTGGATGGGTATGTCTTATCTCTTGAAACAACTTAGCTTCTGCTGTAGCTTCTGTATTCTCTACTATCTCTCTTTGAACTTTACCATTTAATAAGTCTCTATTTAAAGCAGCTTCACTTTTTATTATAGAGATCATCTGTTCTTTATCTTCTTTAGAGACTTCTCCAGGATTGAATTCAAATTTAATTATAATATCATTAACTATGGATTCTGCTTTAGCGTCTAAAGCGTCTAGTGCAGCAATAGAATTAAATTTCTGTTCTTCTGTTAAGTTAGAGATCTCTCCTACATTATTAACTATAGCGGCAGTACTAACACCCATAACTTGTTGCACATAATTTTTAATATTAGGAAGTATAAGTCTTGATGCTTGCTCTGAAGTCAGCTTCTCAGTATTTGAAGAAATGAAGACCATTCTTTCAGCCTCTTTCATCATATTATACTGAATCATATCTGAAGGACTATCTGGATTTAGATTCCACTTACGAACATCATCTCTTAAATCTTTAGTTTCTTTAATACGTTGGCTAGCCTCTTCCATGAAAGAGGTTGTGTTTGCTGTAGTTAAGTTTCTTATTTGAGTAGCGAACAAAGGAGCTCTAGCAATATATTTGGTTAAAGTGGCTTCTCGTCTACTTAAAGCTTCGGCGGGATTAACGCCTCTAGATGCTATCAGATCTTCATACAATTTTATTTGTTTAGTAGCCCTTTCATATACAGCACCTTGACTAGGATCGATACTTTTTAATCTCTCAATCTCAGCGTTGTCAGATACATTAAGAGCTTGGTCATACAGATATTGCTCTTCTCCTGCAGCTGCTTCTTTTTTAGCTTTATCGAACATAGTTTTATCGTGAACAAATTCAGCAGCTTGTCCTACAGCACCTATTAATTGAGAAGGGTCAGCCGTAGCTTTACCGTGAGTAAAACTCTCTCCTCTTAAAGAAGATCCTTGCATTATCTGACTTTCAAATATTCCTGCCATTAGTAGTTGTACTCCTGATTCTTGTACTCTTCATCTGAAATCATGATCTCTCTAGTCAAGTCTATATGTTGCTTAATAGTTTCTTTATCTTCTAAAGATTTAATTTGATCTGATTTATCTATATAATTTTTTAAATGGTTAATGTTAGCTTCTGGATTAGCTAGCATGTAATCTTGCATCACTTTCTGAACAAATTTAGGATAATTTGGATCTTGTCTGAAATATTGCATAGCCACTTCTCTTACTCTTAATCCGTAAGTAGGATTTCCTCCATTACTTTCATGGAAAGACATAGTTATGGCACTTGTTATTTCAGTGAATTTATCGTAATCCCCGTCTACTCTCCTCCAAATTTTATACATCCATTTAGCCATCTGTCTAGCATCTTTGTCAATAATACCATCAATCTTATTACCAGTATCATTAATTTCTTTGTGTAACTTTAACCAATGATTGTAAAGTTCTTCTTCAGAAGACAGGTTGCCTCCTATAAAAGCTTTCCACCAAATCTCTTGTACAGTATTAGCAGGAGATACAGTAATACCGCTTTTACCTACAGTCCTTAAGTCTCCATGAACTTTATAATAAGTCATAGCTAGGTTTGCTTTACCTAAATCAGATAGAAATCCGAATTCTTCTGCAGCAACTTGCATACTCAGAATTAACTTTTCAGTATTAGTGAAGTTATCAAAACCCCAAGCCCTTTTAAACATAGATCCAGCTTCAAATATATTAGTTAGCTGAGCTCCAGATGGTCCTTCAAAAGCCTCAATAAAGTTGCCCTCTAATACTGAGTCTACAAAATCCATTTGCCATGTCCAAGCGTTTGCTCCTGGCGATATAGCTCCAGACATAAGTACATCGGCTTCTCCTTCGTACTTAAGAGTTGCTACATCTTTAATCACCTTAACTGGATCGGCCATGAAGTCTAAAGCCATGTTCATAAATAGGTCTACCATTCCGCCTCTTAAGACTTTGTCTACGACAGGAGGTATGTCAACACCCATATTCTTTTTCCAAGAATCGTATAAGTGGTATGCCCCCGCTCCTGTAACACCGAACATAGCTAAAGACCCAAGCATCAATCTGGCCTTGTCATTGAAAACATCGGCTCCACTGTTCTTATACTTTAACAGTCTTCCATCTTTAGACGGTTCAGTCGGTATAGAGGCAGTTTTACTTAATTTTATATGCTCGCCAGCCACAGTGTTTATAGTCCTATCACCAAATAAACGAACAGGGAGCATCTTAGCCATCATCTTATGGTGTATAGCTAGAAACTGAGTAGCAGCCGAGAAAGCTCCATACTGATAACCGAAAGCGTCTACTTTAGTCATATCAACTGAAAATGACCTAGCCATGGCATTAATTTCGTCTAGACTCTTTTGGTTAGCATTCCAAACTCTTCCTGGATTAGCTTTCTTCCATTTATCTAAAGCTACAAACCACGACCCTGCTTGGTTAACTAGTTCACCAACATCAAATCCTAATCTTTTACCCCATACAAATGGGGACTTAGCTATGTTTGATAAAATGTTTGCAGCATCTTGGAAAGCATTTTCTGTTATTTCTCTACTAAATGAGAGATTCATTTCTCCTACAGCTACATGGCTATCTACTGAATAAGGTTTTCCTGATTTTCTAAACTGTTTAAACAATTCCTTCCATTCTTCTTCAGTGTGACCATTAGCTTTAGCCAAATTAAGAGTCTGTTTCCATAGAACAGGATTCTGATAAGCAGCTAAACTGGTTAGAATTAATCCAGCGTTACCAGTAGCTTTTAATGTTTCTGCTGGAGCTAATCCATATAAATGTAAGAATGTAGCTGACTGAAGAACTAAATGTCTAGTAACTTTTAAAGGTATAGAAAAGTTGAAAGCAACTCTTCTTAATGTTTGTCCAGGGGTTGTAGCCCCTAATAAATCTAATAACAATAGTTTAGATCCTTGAGACATCCACCCCCAAGTTGACCCTAAAGCCATGTCTATTGATATTAGTGCATTCCTCCACAACTTATCAACAGTTGTAGGCATATAAGCCATGTGCTCTAACCATTCATATTCTTGAAGAGCGCTTTGAGCCTTATAATTAGTGAGTCCTTCTGGAGTCATTCTTATAAGTTCTTTATTAAACACTAACTGTTTCATCTCAGGAGAGTAATACCACACAGATTTTCCGTTTATCTGAACATCCGAGTATTTCATTTGATGTTCAGCTATAGATTTGTCCATCAACTTACCATGAGATACAGCATTAGCTAAAGAAGAAGTGGACCTGTCCATCGCTGTTATAGGGTCTTCAATTGCAGAAACACTTCCATCTCTATATCTAGTTAGTCTAGGACCCTTTTTAGAATACCATAAACCACTTCCAGATCCGTTTAATAAACCTCTATCTTCTGATAACCCAGTTCCTCCTCTTTGTATGTTCCTATCTATTCTTAGAGCATATTCGGTATCTGGGTCTTCTCTTTGTAAAGAAGCTATAGTTCTCTTACCCTCGTGAGAGTTTCTAGCAACGTGAACTGTTCTAAGCTTTTTGTATACAACTTCCCCATCTTCTCTGATTTTTCCCCATTGATCGATATAGTAAGGGTCTTTATTTATCCTAGGTAAGTATCCTTCTTTGTAAGGAATAACGTGAGGAGGTAATGGACCAGTGTCAGATTCTCTGTATACTACATAGTTGTATCTAGAGCTTCCAGTATCAATAACAGAATGTAATCTCCCAACTCCATAACCTGAATTTCTTAAAGAAGCTAAAGATGTTTCATCTAAGCCAACCTCACCTCCTGTTCTAGGATTAAAAGCTACTCTTATACCTCTCCCATACAGTCTCTCAGGATCAGTTACAGGAATAATAGCATTCTCAAACACTTCATTAGATCTTCCAGCATTACCTATAGATCTAGAAGTTCCCTCTAATCTGTTTCCAGGACTTATCACACTAGTGTCAGAGCTTCGTTGTATACTTAAGGATCTGTATCCTTGTTCAAGCATCTCATTTCTAGCCATCTGATTGGTAGCGTGCCACTCTGCATCATTTAATACTCTAGATGCATAGTAAGCCATGATAGTGTCGTCAT